CATAATAATTTTGTTAAATTAATTGATAACCTATTTTAACAAAACATTTTTGATAATATTATTTAATATAAATATAAAAAGCCCTGGTTTCCCAAGGTTTATTTTTTTATAATTTTAAAATTCTATTGTTTATATAATGTATTTCTTACTAATTCTCCTAATTTAGCATCATTAGGATTATTTAATATAGTATGACGTGGTATTTTAATATAATCAATACTGTCTAATTCTTCATTGTAAGGAATTAATTCCAATTGATCTTGATTTTCTAAAGCATCTTCAACTAAACGATGTCCCATAATTATGCGTTTAAAACATTATTTTTTACTCTTTTTTTAGATAAATTATACATAGCAGCAGCTAATGTTTCATTTACTCTTCTTTCTCCTCTTTTAACATAACTAATAAAGCTAGGAGTATAACCAGTTTGTTCTGCTAAAACATTGTTGTCACCTTTTTGCTGACGGGCTGTGTAGAATGCTAACTTAGCTGTTCTGTTTAGTTGTTTGGTTTTTGTTCTTTTTATCATAATAACTTTGATTTAAATTTAATAATATTTTACTACTGTTCTTTGGGTTAATTTATCCTTTTAAAATTTCTTTTGGCTTTAAGTTGCCTATTATTTTTGCTTCTAATTTATCTACTCTGGAGTCAGTAAATGAAATACTGTCTGTATGTAGATTATTTACTCGATCAATTTCTTGATCAATTCTACGATTTAATAATTCGTCATTTCTAGAAATCCAGTTCTCTGTATCAGTTAACTGCTTTTCTTGTTTTGCTACTTTGCTTGCTGTTCTAAACGCTACCACAACCCCCCATGCAAGAAGAGCTATACCAACCCCTAAAACAAATGCTAAGATGTTTTCCATAATTTATAATTGTATTTCAAAGAACAGTAGTTTTATTTGTAGTCAGGACAGGATTCGAACCTGTATGGTGTTACCTAGAGTACTCAATACAGAGCTGTACTTCGGATACGAACCATTACTCATAGCGTCTACCAATTCCGCCACCTGACTGTTTGCAATTACGGTTGATGAGACCTAACGAAGTAGTGTTGCCCTCCGAGCTCAGTTTCTATATCGGACAAACTGAATTTCAAAATACGCTCTTGCCTCTCGCCCAAGAGTATGTCGGTATGTTTTTCAGATACATACATCTATCTGAGTAATCAGCTCATAGGAATTAGTAAGGGATTCGAACCCTTATCTAGGCGGCAATTGCTACCCATGTTAACCTTTGTCTAGAATCTCTAGATCTTACACCAACTAATTCTTTTTTACCAACCTGTGTCTTTCGGGGTTACTGATTGAGTGCAATGAGTGACGCCTTCCTACTATAAACCCTTGTTCGGAAATTAATACACTCTACTTCTCAATTAACAGCGAGCATTGGTAATTTTATAAAACATTCCAGCCACATTGGGAGAGCCGCAGTTCCCACGTTGTTTAAAGACTTTGTTGGCGGACCTATCTACTGGGGTGTGTTTTATTTTAATATACGAACTTTATTTGTTAATCCCAAACTTCTTCGTAAGTTTTTTCAAAAATATCTGGTTTACATGGATAAAATTCTCCTTGTACTCCTTTTATGATGAAATCACCAATTGAGGCTTTCATATCTCCTTCTAGAGTATTTATTAAAATTCCATCCTCTACAGCTTCAAATATATCGTTACCAAGTCCTGCAAAGTTTTGAAGTGCTATTAGAGTTCGTAGTTCTACATCTCTTAGTTGAACGGCTTCAACGGTAACTGGTTTTTTTCTATAAAGTGGCATTAGAAAGAAAATGAATGCATTTCTCTTACTACTGTAGTTTCTGGATCGAAGTCTCCTTTTAATTCTTTAGCTACTGCTAAATCTAAAGATGTTCCGTTTTTAATTTCTACCCATAATTCTTTTACAAATTTTGAAGATACTACTTCATTTTTGTCGTTTCTTTCAATTGTAAATACTGCTGCTTTTACTTGTCTTGTTCTCATGTTATTTGAATTTGATACTGTTAATATTGCTGATGGATTTGTAATCCCCATTCCTACTGTTCCGTTTAAATTTGTGTTAAGTGTTGTTCCTGTTGAGAGAGTACATCCTGAATATCCGTCTATGTATTCTTTTATATTGGATGTTCCTGTGCCAGTTACTCTGCATGGGTTTGCTGATAGCCAGCTACTGTTTGTTTCGTTCATAATCTTAAATAATCTTTTAAGTTAATATTTTGTGTTTTTTCTAAATAATGGAGCTATGAGTTTAATATAGAGTTTAAAGTTTTATAATCTTTTATATTATATTTTTTTAAGATTTCGGCCTTATTAAGGGTTTTAGTATCTTCTTTTATTTGAAGGGCATAATTCCAAGCTTCATGTCTTTGTTTTCTACTTTTTAAAGTATCAACTCGACTTTTAATAGGGATGTGATTATCAATTGCAATTCTCTTTAATGTTCCCACATATAGATTAAAATGTAAAGCACACTCTTTTAGGGGTAAATTATCTATTAAGTACAATTTTTTAAAATCATTAATATTTACTTCTTTCTTTTTACAAGGAGTAATACCTTTTTGTTTATTTAAAGTATATTGCTCTTTAGCAGATTTAATTTTTATATGATTCTTTAATAAAATACTTTTAATAGTTCCTATATCACATTTATACTTTTTAGATAAAAAAACTCTTGAATTTCCCTCACTATAATCCCTTAATATTTCTTTTTCAAACTCCCAAGCCTGACTCCATTTACTATCAGTTATTAAATCCTTAATAACACTATCAATTGTTCCTCTATCACAGTTATATAACTTAGCTAAATTATTGGGTTTAGCCCCATTTAGATATTGATTTCTAATCTCTTTATAGAAATCTTCCCAAATATCATTTCTTTTATTAAAAATATTTTGGTTATTATCCTTACATCCAGGTCTTCTTAAATTATATAAGACTTTTGGATGACTATTTAGGGCTTCATTAATTAATAAATCCTCATAAATATTAGCCTCTTCCCTAGTATAGAATTCTTTAAGAATTTCTTTATTAAAACTCTCAATTCCTTCTATCTTATATAAATTCTTCATAACTTTAGAAGAAGACATATAACTATCATCTTGGGGCTGGGGGTGGGATCTTGAACCTATATAGAAATTCCCATTCTTTAAATTTGTAATTTTATAAACATAATGTTCCATACCTTTAATACTATATTGTGATTATAAATATGGAACATATGTAGAAAAATTAAATTACTTTTGAGAAGATATAAATTCTTCCTCAATCTGTAAGGCATATTGTTTTACAAAATCCCAAGATACTAAACTTCCATCTTCTTCAGCATACTGTAAAGGATCTTCTAACCCAACTTTGATAAAACTGATTATTCTCTCTATACTAGAACCACTTTTATAATCACTTAACCACCCAGTAGAAGTTTGAATAGGAGTATAACTAGTATTAGTTTTAGAATAAACTTCTTTATAATCTAAATTAAAATGTTTACATGAATTTACTCCATCTTCTAATACCCCAGTTTTATCTGTAATATTATAAGGGGCATAATAATCTACTTTATCACTATCCCAATTTCCAATTTTAAATGCATGTTCTAATGCAACTCTAAACTCTTCTGAACAATCTGGATAAATTCCTGAGTTTGTTTTATTATCAAAATCCCCCATGTGGGTTCCTAAGGCAATTTTACAAGTTTCTCCTGTTCTTTTTACTACTGATAATGCTACGGCATACACAATGGCAGCAAAGATAGAATTACGGTTAGGTACAACTGTAGTTAAGGCATTTTCATGGGCATAATGTCCTGTTTTTAACTCCATTGAGTCATTATTAATTAGACCACTAACTAATAATTCAGACAATCCATCCAATTTAATGATTTGATGTTTGATTTGTTTATTAGGGAATTTTATATTTAGAAAGTTTACTAATTCATTAGCTCTCTCTAATTCAACTTTATGCTTTTGACCAATATCAAAGGATAAAGCTGTTACTTCATAATCATCTTTTAATAATTTTAATAAAAGACTACTCGAATCTAATCCCCCACTCAGTGAAAGGACAACATGTTTTTTAGACATAATTTAATTATTTTGATTTGTGCCAGGTATTTTAAGCGTATAGGCAAACGCTATTTTTTTTCTCCTTCGTAAATTTTATTTCCGAAATATTCATCTAAAAACTCTCTACGATATAAATGGACAACTCCTTTATAACGTGTATTTGAAATTTCTCTAGTACGAATAGTTTCATGTAATTTAATAGCAGTTTCAGCTACTTCTTTACCTAATTCAGATCCAGCTGCATAACCTAAATAGTCATAAAGAGACATCATATACGGTTTTTGTTCTTTTTCCATGTTACATAACTTTTTAAAATGTTAAACTTATACTTAATATATGAAGAAACACCGGCAAACCCTATTGTTAACGCTGAAATGTTAAAGATGTTAGGGTGCCAATGTTCCCCACAAAGTCCCAGAGCATGTCTTAATGTTTCCATTATAGACTAGCTCCTTTCTCTTTATAGTAATCAGCTTTGCTAAATTTAGTAGATGACTTTTCTACTTTTGTTTTAGGTTGGTTTAAAGTTGGTAACCAAGCCATTAATTGTTCGTACTTACTTTTTGAAGATGTTTTGCTCATAACGTTTAATTTTATTTATGTAAATATAATAAATTTATATTAGATTTCCAATTATTTATTACAGAAGTTTTTAAAACACTGTACATTGTATTTAATGTCTTCTAATTTATCTTCTAAATTAGATTCCATAAATTCTTCAATTTTATTTGATGGTTTTTCCAATAAACCTATTTCATCATATCTAATACCTAAAGCACCACATATAATTGGGTTTGAAGTATCTACTGAATTAATCATACCTGGTTCCCAGTTATCTCTATAATGTGTAAATTCTTGAGGTACTGAGCATCCTAATAAATGAATATAGTGATGAGGTTTAATTAATTTTTCATCTTTCATATTTTCTAAAAGTAATACTCTTCCAACTGTTTGATTAGCCAGTTTATTTTCTGTAGGGCATAATTCTTGATATAGTACTGATGAATGGTTAAAAGCGAAATGTGTATAACCTAAATCAACACACTGTTGATATAATTGATGCATTTCACTCATAGTTTTACCTTGCATTACTACCATTAAATTAGTACGCTCGGGTAAATCGTATTGTAACCAATGTTTTGCATTTTTAGCCGTAATGTTTTTATCATTCCATTCGTCAGGTACAATAAAGATATCTGGTTCAATTAGATTGATTTTTTCTAATAAGTCTTGAGTTGTATGTGTTACACCTTCAAATAAACCATTATCTTGTATTATGAATCGCCCATCTTTTCTAGCATTTAAAAAATATTCCTTATATTCAGGATGTTTATCCAATAAATGTGGTAAAAGATAGTCTCCATCACACCACCCATATCCGTATTTCATTAAAGATAATGGAAGTTCATGCATTATTTTCATATTATCCTACGAATTTTTTTAATTGATCTTCACCCATCATCCCAGCTCGTTTTCTTACACTACCGTTAGCTTCAATAACTACTGTAGTAGGAACGTTTCTAATTCCATATTCCATAATAGATTGATGTCCTGAATCAACATCGACTGTTTCAAATTGTACCCCTGGGGTCTCTGAGGCTACTTTGTTAAATGTAGGAGCAAATACTTTACATGGTCCACACCATGATGATGTATACCTAATTACTTTTTTCATTTTTCTCTTATTTGTTTTATATACCTTTCTACTGCTAAAATTTTTACTCTTAAACCTGCTTTAGTATTTACTACTTTAAGTAAAAACTCATGAAACTCATCCTCTGTTAGGTTAGGTTTACTCTCCATATATTGCTGAGTTTTTAGCATGTTCTTTAAATTCTACACTTACTACTCTTACTCTATTATTTGTTTCTGTTTTAATAAACTCAGAAGTTTTATCATAGATAAATTTAGCAAATTGTTCTGCTCCTGTAGCTGGGATTATTCTCAATTGAACTATACCTGCTTTATCCATTTCTCGTGCTGATGGTAAGAATGGATCATCTTCTGCAATAATGTAAGTATGGTCAAACATATAATCCATCCATACTTTAGGGGCCATACCATCGATAGTACCTCTAGCTCTCTTCATTCCTCCGAAGTCCCATACCCAGTTTCTTTCGTCTAGGTCTCCTTCAAATATAATTTTAAAAGAAATACCGTAACCGTGAAGAAAACTACAGTGAGTTCCTTCTGCTCTCCATTGACGAAATACTGTAGAGTATCCATCGAATAATTTTGTTGATTGGTACTTTCCCATAACTTACTCTGTTTCTTCTTCTTTACTTATTTCTAATAATTTAGAACCTAGATTCCCTAAAAGAGAATCTAGTTGTTCTTCATATTCTAATATATTATTTGGATTGGCTTTTATCTGTTCTTCTATAAATTTAACATCTTTTTCGACAGTCTCCAAATATTTTAGCATTTTATTTGATGTATCCATATTAATCTAATTAATAAATTTACGCTCGCTTAGCCCTCACATGAAGAGCACTCAGCTTGTCTTGATCCTAAATCACCTTTAATAACTGAATCGGTTCTTAAATAATATAATGTTTTTATTCCTAATTTATGAGCTTCCATATGAACCTGATTAATCCATTTTGGAGAATCTTGAGGATCAAATGATAGATTTAAAGATTGTGTTTGATCTATATATCTCTGTCTAATGGCTGCTTGTCTAACTAATTCTAATTGATTAATTTCAGGGAATGTTAAAAATAATTCCTTTTCATCAGGTGATAATATAGTATCAGGTAAACCTAAAACACTACCATTATCTCTTAACATTTGATCCCAGTAATCATCTTTGTTTTTACCTTTACTTTCTAATAGGTTTTCTAATACCTTATTTTTACGAATAAATGTACCTTTAGCACCATTAAATGTGTAAATATTTGCGGGTAACGGCTCGATTCCTGCTGAGATGCCGCCTGTTATGACACTATTAGATACTGTCGGAGCTATCGCGAGTAAATGCGTATTACGCATGCCCGTTCCACGACACCATAATGGTTCTCCGTATTCTACTGCTAATTGTCTTGAAGCAGCCTCAGCGTCGTTTTTAATTTTACTAAAGATGTTATGTGTATGAGCTGTAGAAGCGATTGAGTTGAATGGTAATCCTTTTTGTTGTAAGAATGTATGCCATCCCATCACACCTAATCCTAATGCTCTACCTTTTTTAGCGTGGTTATTAGTTCTAACCATACTTTCTTTACCACTTGTCTTTTCAATAAATTCTTGCATTACTCCATCTAAGAAGTAAATTGATAATTGAACTGTATCTGTGTCTTTCCATTCATCATATTTTGCTAAATTTAATGAAGATAAACAACAAATAAATGAATGTTCTTCATCTGTATGTAAAGTAATCTCAGTACAAATGTTAGTCATTGAAACATCAAGATTATTCATCATATAAGCGATAGGATTTGCTTTATTAACATTATCCTTAAACATAATATATGGTTCTCCAGTTTCCATTCTAGCTTTTAAAATCTTAGCCCAACGTTCCATAGATGGTTGGTCTCTTGATTCTAACTTTCTCATAAACACATCATCTACAACAATACATTGATGTAAATTTAAACATTGTCTATTTGGATCACCTTTTGGTCTTCTGATTTCTAAAAATTCATCAATATCTGCATGGTTTATATCCAAATTAACAGATGCTGCTCCTCTTCTTACATTACCCTGATTAGTAGCGATAATAGTTGAGTCATAAATTTTAGCCCATGGTACTACTCCTTCAGATTTACCATTACCTTTAATTTCTCTTCCACGTGGTCTAATACGAGATAAACTAATACCTACTCCTCCACCAACAGATGTCAATTTCATTAGTTCTGCGTTAGTTAAACCGATTCCACGTATAGAATCCGGTGTATCTACACCAAAGCATGAAATTGGTAAACCTCTATCAGTACCCATATTTGATAATACAGGAGATGCTAATCCTAACCAACCATTCCATAATATTTTAAAGAATTTATTCTCTAAATCCGGTCTGTTTAGTCTCATTGCTGCTGCTGAGGATACTCTTCTGTATGCTTTTTTAGGTGTTTCTCCAGGTAGCAAGTATCCCTTGCTAATTGTTGATAATGATATTTCGTCCATCCATTCAGGATAGTCACGACCAATTACCCACTCGTTTATGTTTGATATTAAACTATTATTATCCATTTATATTTAATTAATTATTTCTCTTTTACAATTTCTATTAATTTTTTAAGACATTCAAGTTCTGCTTCTTCGTATGTTTGATATTCGGAAACTTTACCTAACCCTACACCTCTTCTTACATTAGATACCGAATATAAACCATTCAAATTTGGATATATCCAACTATCAATTTGATATTTCTCTCTAAACCATCTAAATACTTGTTGGTAAAGTGGTATTGATGTCATTCTTGAAACAGAATCACCTAAACTTTCTAATCCTTTTTTAACTCTTTCTTCATCATGGTCAAAAATACTCCCTACGTCAATTTTTATAGAGTTATAATCTCTTGCTTGATTAGGATTATCAAATAAAATTTTATATTCTTGATGATGATAAAAATATGCAAAACAAGGCTCATCAAATCCTAATTGTTTTAAAGCTAATGCTTGTTCGTAAGGTACAAATTCTTTTTCCATAACTTTTATTTTTCTATTGGATAAAATTTAGTGGCTATTTTAAATAATTTTTTATTTCTAATTGATATGATTTTTCAAAATGATGAAATTCTCTATGACAGTTTGAACATAATATAACACACCCTTCTGCTTCTTTTAAAATTTTTTCCTTCCTTTTCTCAAATGAATACGTTCCACTAGATATAATTCGGCTAAGTAATTTATATTTATTTCCCTCTCGACTACTATCTATGTGATGTAAATCTAAAACATAGGGTCTAGTTTCTTTACATTTTGAACATCCTTGTTCCTGTTTCCAATTATTATACCAAATTTTAGATAATTCTAAAGATTCTCTTTCCCCTTTAGATTTACATTCTTTACAGTAATCACTTAAACCATCTTTAGTAGATACATTATTATAAAATAATTTTATTTCTTTAGTTTCTTTACATTTTGAGCATTTTTTCATTTTTATACAATTTAATATTTCGTATAAATATTATGAGCTGTAGCTCTTATTAATGTATTTATTAGTGGCCTTGGGGAATATCGAAATCCCGATCTTCAAATTATGAGTTTGCTGCTTTACCTCTAAGCTACAAGGCCTGGTAGCGTAGCGTGGACTCGAACCACCCCCCCGGCTTATGAGACCGGGATGCAACCTTTACACTTTAACGCAATTTGCTGATTAAAATGGATTTGAACCATAAACCTGTTTTCACCCTCGGTCTCGCATAATTCGGACCTAATACCTTCTACCGTGCTCCATACACCATAATCAATCGTCAGTTTCGAACCTGACAGTCATAGGGTAATTAATCCTATGGTTTGCGGTCTATGACGGTAATGCTCCGTCGACTTTTGAGTGACAGTCAAATATGATACTTTTT